GCCACGTTTAAATTTCCTGCATCGTAAGTTTTTATGTCGCTCGAACCTGGTAGACCACCTGGGCGTACATATAATTCTTTACATAGACTGTGCAACTGGTTGGCTCTCAAAGGCATCCTAAAATTCTCACTAGGCATAGCATCCACATGAGGATCTGTATCTTCCATCTGCTGTTTGGTTCCAGGGGCAGCATCACTCGCATCAAAATCAACACTAAAAATAACTTTTCCGGTTTTTCCATTGTCAGCGTATTCGCTAACGGTTCTTTTGTAATAGAACTCAAGGTGATTAAAGTGATATTTCTCCCATTGTTTTGCTTGCAAGCTTAACCACGGAAAAGTTTTGGCTTGTCCCGGGTTAATAGGATACACATTATTGACGAACCCAACAGATCCATTTACGGATCCTAAGTATTCATCTTCTACCACGGTGCAGGTCTTACGTGACCGCATTCCTGTGCGTGGATTACCTTTAGCCGTAAGCTGAGGTTGTCGTCTAACACGTGGGCGGTTCTTACGAACCTGAGCGCGTTTCGTGGGCTTCTGCCGTTGTTGTTTTTGACGACGGGTTGCTTGGGTTTTCTTTACTTGTTTCTTATTAGAAGTACTCATTTCTTTTTTATCTGGCTGCGTCAACTTTACAATCTTTCCAGATAAACTCTGGGGGCGCAATGCCAAACTTTTCTTTCCAGTAAAAAGAGCATAGTAACGGCTGTCAGGTAACAACTGACACTTAGCTGAAATCCAGTGCGGATCTTCGGCCATTACTCTATCATAGTGTTCAATAAGCCAATCTATGAGGTCTCTACAGAAATCCCTAAAAGGTAGATCGGTCCACCCTACTGCTAACATAGCAGCAGTCCGTTCCAGCGTAGTAGCTGGTGTATGATGCGCACGGGGTGCATACAAAAGCGAGTTCATTAACTTGACTCGGTTGTATTTGGGTACTATTTTTCCTCCAAGCATCACAGAATGTGCTGACAAAAAATCCAAATCTAACACAGGTCTTGGTTCCCACGAATCAGTGGTAGTTGTAACTCCAATTGCAGTCCACACTTTAGCTACATTTCTAGCGTTATAAAAGTGAATTACTTCTTCTGCAACAGACCACGTGTTGTCATCTCCAACCAATGCTTTAGCAGTGTTTTGTTCAAAATCCTCGTACGTGTTATATCCTGGTTCTGCATTCATAATCCATGCATAAGACATCAAGGTAAATAATATCAACGTATTATCATTTATTGTATTCACGGATCCTGAGGGATTTCCTCCTAATTTAAGAAATAACACTCCATCTGGTCCTATAATTACTGAATAAATTAAATTCCTGTAATAGGTCAATAAACGATTGAGATTTCTATCAGTTTGGTCTTCTTTCCGTAGTTGATTCCAACGGAAAAGAGCACATCCCCACATCATGTATTCTCGTAAACTTGAATCATACTCGCTTTCATCCAACGCAAAACCGCGCTCAAAGGCTAGTAATTTTCGCATCATGCGGTCCCAATTTCCATTATAGGGACTCATACCAACAGCTGAAGCTGTTTGTAAGTGCGAATCATTCATTTTCTGATTCATATCTACGAACAGACGGGTGCCATGTGCTACAGCATCTATTCCCGCGGAGAGAAAAGTTCTAATACTATTTTTCTCTATCTTTTCTTTTGCTCGTATTTCTTCTTTTAACGAGTTTGTGAAAAGACAGGTCCAATTTGGATCATCCGCTAGTGTTTCCCAATCTTGCTCTAACCACTGATCTATTTCTACATCTTCAGCAAAAAGATCTTTCTTCTTTGAGTGGTGAACATTAAAAGGTGCCCCACAGGATGTGGACATGTCAAAGTGTGTTTTTGCTTCCTCATAAGTTAAAACCCTTGAGTTGCGCATATAGGGACCAAATTGGCGGTCGGTAAACTCCCATGCCAAATTCATCGCATCTACTTGTTTCTCACTCATCCATGGTACATTCTTTGCATATTTCGCAATAGATTTGTACGCGGCTTGTGGATTAGGAGCTGGTAAACCCCATTCTGGTGGTATCTCGATACCACTTTCGTCCACACAACACTTAATGTGCGGATCCATCTTCCTCTGATTCACATACCGAGGATGACGGGACATTTGTCCGAGTATGGGAAAATACTTCGGGTCCAACATTTTCTCGTGTTCTTCTGACACATAAGCGAAATCTTTAAAAATTTCGGCCCCACCCTTCTCCTGGTACTTGGAAGGGTAACGTTCCCAAAAGGGAACGCCCTCTACAAGTTCGCTGGGGAGAGGGGGCGCTCGCGAAAAAGCAAGCCTGAGTGTACAGATACATTATCGTTTTTCACACTTTCTATAAATTCAGAAGTGATTGGTTCAAAACGACCGAAATCTTTTCCGTTGCCATGTGTCCAAAAACCCACTATTTGTCCTAGCGGATTTAGCACTGGCGAAGAACAATCTCCATCTCGAGTAGCAGCATTGCACCATCCCTGAGGTGATGCAAATCCTACAACTGAATCTGGTTCCGTACGTTCTCCATTTCCAAAGCCAAAAACCGTTACTATTTCGGCATCCTCTAACACTTTGAAAGTATTTGTCTTAAAAGGTGAGGGTATTCCTGGTACGGGAAAATAAACAATTTCGTCATTAACCACGACTACTTTAGAAACGTCTAATTCTTGGACGCGAGCGTGGTTAGAAATGGTGTATTTCGCTCCTTCATTTTCTGATAGGGCGTGTAACACCACGTAGGCACGAGATCCAACGACCGTAGCTGTACAAATATATACTCCATCTACATTAAATTTGTAGACTCCGGTACTCAATGTACTTGGATTGTAAGCTTGCGGGCGCAAACGTTGCTTTTGTTCAGAATGCAAACGTTTTGCGTCATTGACGAATTTCTTAATGTCATTTTTGCTAGCGTAATGACTACGTCTTTTAGCATTATAAATTTTTCGTCTCATTGGATTGTTTTGGTGTAAGGTTGACATTTTAGGCGGTTTACCTTCTTCTCTTTTTTGACATGAGAGAAGTTCAATTCCCGCCCCTGCTACACCAAGCAAGTTTGTCAACATTTGAGGGTTAAACCATATCTCCTCATAATCATCTGGATCGCCAGTGTACAAAATCTCTTTTTCATATCTCATACCGGCAGTATCGTAATCGTCTGGTGAAAAACGACGTGGATTCATATTATCAGAATCAAAGAATGTTCCGTCTTCTTCTTCACCTCCAGATGCCTTTACGTATCCTTTGTTTGCTTTATATCTCTTCCCCGCACGGCGTCCTTTTCTAGCCTGCGCAGGTGCTTCTGTCATCCCTTCATTCTGGGTGGCGTTGTAAATCATCGCCAATGCAAACAAACCCACAGCAATACGAGGGCCCCAATATTTTGTGCGAGCCCAGCAGCGTTTTAAAAATTTTCTATTTTTGGAGATTCGGTCAGTTCTGTCTTGTAACCGGTCGACTGGATTTCCCACTTGATCTGTTGGAAACCAATACTCATCCCAGTTCTCGAGACACCAATTTCGAGCATCTTTCACATTGTCTAAAAAGTATTCACTCCATGCTCGAGTGTCTTCGATGGGTTCGTGTTCAACCGTAACATTTGGTTTTCCGACATATCTCCCATAACCGTCCATTTTTGTGGCGGCTGTTGGTTGATTCCAAAAATTAGCTGCTCCTTGACGCAAATCAGCAGACTTCATTTGTGGTTTTAATTCCACATTTCCGGGTATTGTAGATTTCTCACTTCGTACAAAATGTTCCGAAAGTGGATCTTTCTTACTATACTTTAAAGGTTTCTCTTTCCCTTTAACTGGCGTGGTATCCTCTTTCGCCAACATGCCTAAACCTGGGTGTCCATTAAGTTCTGCACGGTCCTTTCCACGTTCTTGCATTTCTTCTATCACGAGTAAAATCTCAGAAGGACTATTATCATCTGTGATAACGCAAGTTTGTTGCTTCTTTCTGTTCTCTTGTTCTTTCTTCTTTTTCTCAAGTTTACACAAGGAACGAGCTTTCGGCTGGTGTTGGTTCTCTGCTTTTTTGCGTTTCTTTTCAATGGCATCATTGCCACGAGGATCTGTTTCCATCACTAATTGTGAAACATGCGCATCAAAAAGAGCGTGTCCTGTATCCAACCGCGCTCCATTTGGGGCAAAACAACCGACTTTTTCAGCAATAGTCTCTAAATCTTTTTCACCCAAAAGGCTCTCTAACAATTCCTTTCTTTCGCGGAACCTCTTCTGAAGTTTTCGTTCTTCTTCGGCTAAGGCGAATTGTTCCTTACTTAAGTTTGCTTTCTCTATCAAATCTTCCTGATCTTCATCTTGGAAGTTGTTCATGTATTCCTTAAATAAGCGCGAGTCATATGGCAAATCATCCACATCACTCTTACCCGCGTACCAATCTTTCATCCATTTAATAAACCAAGATGCGATTGGTATGTGTTCCAATACTTTGATAACTGGTCCAAAGTATCCTACAACTTTCTTACTTCCAAAAATGGGTGCTAATAATAACACTCCAAGTGACAAGAATCCTGTCAACCATATTCCAGCTCTATTCGTATCTTTCCGAAAACCTTGCGGACGTAATTCCAATCCACTGGGTCTACAGAGATTAAATATGGTTCCAACTGTACTACTTATTAACGGTAGAACAGCAGCAAATCCTTGTATATACAAGAGTTTCTTCATAAAGTCTTTTCCTTCTGTAAAAACAAATTTAAA